CGCATGAATAGACAGTTCACCTACGACTGCCTCCTTCCCAAGCATCTCATTGCGGAGTGCCGTTGATAATCTGAATGCCATTATATCACCTCATAAGGTTTTAAACCCCCATGAGGCAATAGCGTGATGGGCAAATAGTCAGCACCAGTCGTGTCGTCAGAGAGGACGGGGGCTGAAGATCTTATTTCTGTTCTTCCGCTTCGCGCAACGCTTTCTCGGCGAGCGAGATAAATTGTTTTGCACAACGGATAAGAATCTTAACGAGTGTGGTTACCGTCATTACTGATGCCAGTTATAGATTACATTCTCACCGTCCAGGACAGCCGCTCCGGTCTTGAACCCGGTTGGGACGTTGATCATCTCTTCCGTAGGCTGAAGTATCTGCCCCTGCGGAGACCCAAATACCAGACCGTCCGCTGAGACCCAACACGCCCACCCATCATCCCCTTCCATCCCGAGGACCTTCGGACTGACCAGACTCGTCATGTCCGACCACTCCATGGCCGGACACTCCATCACGGTCCGTCTCGTCCACTCTTTCGGGTCAGTGCCGGTGACGAAATACGTCTTCTCCTGATCGGAGAGGTAGACGCCACCGGCTACTGCTCTGACCATACAGATCCTTGTCGGGAGGATATTGAAATCACTGGAGAGTCGATACAGCCCGTAATCGTTGGGCTGACTGTAGACCAGAGAGTTGTCTTTCGCGATCAGCATCCGGGATGCGAACAGCTCCAGATGACTCCCGCCATCCGGCGGACCAGTGTAATATCGTGGAGAGTCTTCCCGTGCCCCGTCAGACTTCACCCAGGCCCGGGCGGCATCACCCTCCAGTATGCCTTTATCATTCAGTCCCGTCGCACTATTCACGTAGTAGACCCCTAGAGGTGTCCAACAATACGAGATGCGAGTGCCAGCAAGTCCGCTGACAACCCCAGTGAGGCTGAGATCGAGATTAATTTTATAGATAGCGTCGTTCAGTCCAACATACCCGAGTGTCCCCCGCGCCCATAGGGAGTAGAACTCACCACCATGGCGCATGGTAGTACCGGCCCTGCGCTTCCCTCTACCGGTCTGGTCGAACCGCAGATTGACACACTCAGCAAGATCGGCTACCCCGGTCTCCAGGTTCAACTGAAGGCGAGCCGGATCGACTTTATTATTCAGACCCCTGAACGCCCGGGCTATTGAGACTATACCCATTGGTTCACCCCCTGCGGCGGTCCTGGTCGCGACTGTCCGGTCTTGATGGACCCGGCCAGCTTCGCCAGAGCAACCTCATACCGCTGTTCATGCCGCTGGGTATTCGCCTTTACACCTTCCATCCCATCCTCGATATCATCAAACAGGATCGCACACACATAGCTCACAATGAGAGGCCGGTGCATCCTTGCCGGAATATATGACGGAGAGTCCCCATCAGAAGCGAGTGGTGTTGGGTTCATGTAATAGCGTATTGTAACATCTGTTGCTTCCACAGGTACGGGTTGGTAGACCAGTTCCGTACCCCGGGTGCAGACGTACTTTATATCGCCGGTAACATTCTCCGCCTCAATGTCCGGGTATCTCTCCTGCATGAGCTTCATGCTGGACAGCACCACCGGCTGTCTCGTCTGTTCCGCAATCGAGACCCCATACAACCCCCGGCTGTAATCCGCCGGGAGATCTGCAACCGCAGAGTCAACCACCGTTGTGACAACATCAGACGACTCCAGATCAGGGAGCAATACCTGCGCCGCGATCTCTTCGATAGCCTCATTGATCAGAGCATCGATGTAGTCGGCCTCAAACGAATCGTCGTCCACCGTGGACTCAATCCACGTCCTCAACTGCTCCAGTGTCGCCATGTTGTTCTACCTCAAGGTAATGCTCAATATGCATCGCCTGAACGTGTTTATCGAGGGTGTGCTGGTTGGCATAGTCCCTGTCACAATGCGGGCATTTCAACCGGGGCGGCTCCACTTTTGCCGGACCAGTAGCTTGACGGAACATCGCCGGATTCTTCGCCAGCAACACACTCCCGTCAGCGTCACTGACCTCGATAATATCGTCCGGTCCGTCAACTGTGTATGGTCCGCCGACCAACCACGGCATACTCAGCGTGAAAGGCCCTCGTACTCCAAGATAATGTAAAAACATACCCCTCCTCCTCACCCCAACCGACTGGGGGTGCCCCCAGCCGGATGAGATCAATGATCACCTCCTTAAATGGGAGATGCTACATACGAATCACACGCGATCACTCCGAAGTCAGCAGAGTTAAAGCGTACTTTTTTGGCCCCGAAGATGGTCCCGGCAGTAATCGCCAGAGCGTTACCACGGTCATCCATCTCCTCGTGCCAGTTATAACGGGCAGGACCGCGACCCTGACCGTAAGCAACGACACCGGCTTGAGCGCCGAGGAACAGCGCACGGGCAGCAGGCTGATCCCCGCCAGAACCATAGTCGTCAAAACGGATGCAGTTCCTGTGCTTATGCAGGATGATATCCGCATATTCACCCAGCGCGTTCTTATACATCAGAGCGCCAGATCCGCGATCAGTGGACTTATGAATGTCCATCCAATCATTCTCGGTGGTGCTGGTGCGGAGCTGATACGCCTGGAAGGTATGCATCAGGAAGACAAACTTCTTCTCACCATTGATCCGGAAAGGCTGGATCATGGGGTCCACGGTCTCAGCGATAGCGACCAGTTTCTCCAGAAGAGGAAGGGTCAGGATATCACTGTCGTCCATATCGTTGGCGGCAGTAGCATCACCGGCATAGACGATATGAGACGCATCCGGGGCGACGATCGAGTTGGATGCGCGACCGGTCCAGGTGGTGGCGGAATGGAAATCCGCGTTAATACCACGGGCACCCGACAGATAGACGAATAACTCCTCGTCAATCTCTTCAGCCCACCACGTCGCCAGAGCGTCACGCCCTTCAGCACGGATGTTGTAAGGCACCCTCTGCTCGGACATTTTACCCTTGGATTTGGTTGACTTTCTGAGCTGATCAATAAAGATCGAGTCGCTGTAGAAAGTCAGGGCCTCTTCTGCCGTGGCATCGCCTTCGATGATGTCATCGCCTTCTTTACCGGCATTCGCCAGCTTCATGCGGAGACCGAAGGTGATTTTCTCACCGGCACCCTTGTTGAGATCGTCCATCACCTGGATCAGGTGTTCCTTGGACGGACCCATAAACTTGGAGAAGTACGATGCCTTCGCCGCTTCTTGACTAAGTGAGGTTGACCACCTCTGGACCGCCAACGGGTCGCCTACTGCAAATTCTGTCATTGCCATGACTAATATCTCCTATAACAGGAGAGAGAACTATGCCCCAGACAGATAGAGACGTTGTTGCTCGGGTGTGAGCTTATCGAAATCAGCACCGGACAATACGCCAGTAATGTTAGTACCGATTGTCGGGTCACCCCCGCCCTTCACATCTCGTATCGACTGGAAGGCTTCGCTCCCCTCCGTTTTAAACTTCTCAAGAAGCTCGGCTTCGATCTCCGCCCGCAACTCTTTGCGGATCGTGTCCCGATATGCGCCTCGCTCCGATACCTTTGATTTCATTGAGGACAGCATCTCATACATCTCTGCCGCCCTGTCACCAAGCAACTGCGGAGCATCTGCCCCCGGGAGGAGTACTACGGTGTCCGGCCTCGTCAGTGCCAGGAGTTCCGGGGTGAACCCGATATCCTCGGCGAACTTGATGAAGTCCGCGTCCACTGCTCCCTCATCCGAGATGAGATTCGGCAGAGCCTTGTCCATCCGGCCCCGGGCCGCATCGACTACTCTCTGACTTTCCGCCTGTTCCCGTCTGGCCTGTTGCTCCCTCTCTCTGTTCTCAAATTGTTTTGTACGATACAGATCGAGCTGATACATGTAGTCCAGCGCCGCTTCGGGGTCTGTCTCCCTCAGTTCATCGAACGCTGCCTTGTCCAGAACTTTGAACTCGTCTACCGGATCTGCCGTCTCCTGCGCTGGCCCCGGTGGAGTTGTCTGTAAGGTCGCGATCTGCTGAGTGAGCTGGGCAATCTGATCCTCCAGGGACCGATTCTTTTCCCTCGCCTCACGAACTGCCGCTACTGGCACGTAGCCTAACGGGTGTTCCTTGGTTGGTGAGTCCACCTTCGCCAGAGCTTTGGTTTCCTCTTTCGTAGAATCCCCAGTCTCGGTAGTGCCCTCTTCTGACGACTCGGAGGAAGCCGGTTTACTCTCCGTCGAGGTCTCTGCCTTGTCTGTTGTTTCCGTCTTGCTTTCAGCCGGTTCGTCTGAAACACCGGTGAGGTCCTCTATAGAGACTTCCTCAACGCCCCGCAGGGCCAACCCGGCGTCTACTACTCCAGACCCACTGTCTACTGAAGTGGCGACATCTACGTGCTGAACGCTTGACTCAACTGATCCTGTGTTTGAAGTTTCTTCTGCCATTGTTTCCTCTCCTCTGTTTAACGCCTCGATGGGCGAGTTTGTTTAACGCCTCGATGGGCGAGTGTACTACAATCCGGCTCCCGGTGAATTCGGGAAGATCCGGTCAAAGTTCTTACGATATCTGCGGTCAGCACCCTTATCCTGATCCGCATTCCACCAACGAAAGTTACGTCCGTTCGGCACTCCGCGATGCGAACGAAAATGTTTTTCAAAGGCCGCGTCCTCGGCTCGTTCTATCGCGGCGTCTCGAGTCTGGTCATAGTTCATTATGCGGTCACCTCTTTCTTTGGTTTTGTTTTCTGTTGCGGTTTGGCTTGTGGTTTGGCTTGCATCTTCTGCTGGAGCAACGCCTGTGCGGCCTCCCGGCCCCGCTGTCGCTCATCCGCTTTCATCTTCTCCCGATCAAGCTGGAGTTTCTGCTGATCGATCTGCATCTTCTGTTGATCCATCTGCATCCTCTGCTGGTCTAACTGCATCTTCTGACCATCCACTGCGATCTTCTGTCGCTCGGTCTCGACTTTAGCCAAGGCGGCCTGTGCCTCGGCCTTGGCTCTTTCTGTTTCCGCCTGTGTTTTCTCGATGCCAGCAGTTCTCTCAGCAGTGGCAAGTTGACTCTCCTCTTGTTGGCTTGCCTCCATCTGCGCCTGTCTGTCTCTGGCCTTCTGCTCGATCTCAGCAGACGACAGGAGTGGATCGATAGGCTCGACCCCGCTCTTCGCCCTGATACCGGCAAGCAATTGTTCTTTGTTCGGGAGGTTCGACAGCTCGAAGGACAGGGCCAGCAACTCCGGAATAAGCTCGGGTTGCGCCTTCTGGACCTGTTGCATCGCGTTATTGATGAGCTGGAGGTTCTGCTCCCTGACCGAGTCGGTCATCGGCTTGTCGCTCACGATGATGTCGTATTTCCCTTGGGTTATGTTGTTCCTGATGTTGATCTCACCGGTCTGCGGGTTGAACTGCGGGTCGTTAAGCGCCGCGAACTTCTCCACCCCGGTCAGCCGGTCTGTGACTCTCAGCACTTTCGGTTCCGTCCAGTTCTCCTGCACCAGTGAGATGATCCCCTCCCCGAGCAGTCGCTGACTCTTCTTGAGATTCTTCAGCAGAGACGCTGTCATGGCCCCAGACCGTTGCTGTTTGTTCTCCAGGGCGACGTTCGACATAGACGCGGTCTTGTACCCCATACTCTCGTCATTGGCCCCGGTGATCTCCTGGATCTCCACCTCCGACTGCTTGAGCAGGTCGATCTGCGGCTGTGCCAGTGTCTGCATCTCCTGGATCTGGAAGGTCCCCGACTTCCCGTCCTTGAGTATGATCAACCCATCCTGCCGGTTGGCCTGATCATAGACCGCCTGTGCATCCTCCGCCGAATGCTCCTCCATGATGACCCGTCTGTTGGAGATGAGGGACAGGGCCATACTCCGGCGCTTGTTCACCTCCATCACCACTTCCCTGATCTGTCGTGGCACCCCATAGGGCAGTCCATAAGTATCGAGATACCCAATGAACGGCACGAACGG